CGCCCGGCATCCATTGCGTCCACGTCCTGTTTCGTTACCCGTCCGATGTCGCTGATAGGTATGCCGCTCAACAGCTTCCCGCCGCTGCCGAACATTCTCCATATCTTCCCCCGTTCAAATGTGATGTCCTCGACCTTGCCGAAACGGGCTACATTGCCGCCGAGGTCGATAATGAGGGCGTCCTGTTTGCCCTCGTCGATACGTGTAGCACGCCCGATGATTTGGTAATACAGGGCGATTGAGGCCGTTGAAATGCCGAGAACAATACAATCTATCCCCGTGTAGTCGAAACCCGTTGAAAGCACCCGCACGTTGAAAATTACCCGTATGCGTCCGGCTCGGAACTCCGATATGACGAAATCCCGTTGCCGCTTATCCATATCGCCGTATATCACGGCTGAATTTTCATACCGTTGCGATAGGTCGATAGCGTCCTGTACGCTTGGAACAAACACGAGGATATGCTTGCGGTCTTTGTTGCTGTTGAGTGCGTCGATTATGCCGCCTGCGCCGTTGTTGGCATTGTATGCTTGTTGAACGCTGTATTCCGTGTATTCGGATTTGGAGGAGTTGAACACGAGCATACTGTCGTCAAAATCGGCAGCCTGATACACGAGTTTGCTCCAAAATCCGAGTTCTACCATTTCCCGAACCTGCCCGACGTGGATAATGTCCTTGAAAAAATTGCCTTTCTTGCTGCGGGAGGTCAGCATCACAAGTTTGGAAAAGGTGTTGCCGTCGAGGTCTCGGTTGGTCTGTAATTTGACAGGCGTGGCCGTTATGCCGAGAACGTGTGTGATCCCGCTTTCTTCGAGGAACTTGCCGAGCATACTATCGGATTCACGGGGATATAGATGCGCCTCGTCAATGAGCATTTTGGTAAAGCCCATTTGTTTGAATGTCGCTCCGAGCGACTTTATGCTGCCGATAGTGGCGTAGGTAATTTGTGCGATGTCCTTTCGACCGAATGATGCGGAGTAGATACCGGCGTTGGTTACGAACCCGCATAGCGATAGGTATTTTTTGTAGTTCTGCTCCAACAGCTCCTTTGAGGGCTGTAAAACGAGCAATTTATCCGTGCAGTTCTTCGCAACGAAAGCAGTAAGGATTGATTTTCCCCACGCTGTGGGGAGTACTATCAAACTCGGTTTCGGCTTCTTTTCGTTGAAGAATGCAATCGCCTTGTTTATCGGCTCTGATTGATTGGAACGTAACGTAATCATAGCCGTATAGTGTTAAAAAGCACCGTATTTAGGGCTACCACGCATAACAGGAGCGTAGGGAGGCCTTTCGGCCACTCCCACCCATATACAGTGCTATGTTCTTTCTTATTCATACTCTGTTACTTTTGGTTTTGCGAAAATAATAAAATGATTATAATACAATCATATTTTGAGCGAAGAAAATTTAACTGTTCAGTTTATACTCCCATAATTGCCCTAAAAAATCATTTGGTGTCATTGTCTATCTGCTTTTTATTGTTCAACTTCCTTGTCAGTATGACCGCTCGGCGTTTGATATTGATAGTCTTGGTATCTTTGTCGGGCAGGTCTTGTAAAGCAGCGAGAAGTTTGATAATTTCCTCTCGCTGCTGGTTTGATATTGCATACATTCCCTCTATTTTAGGATAAATCGGCGTGTGCCCGGTACTATCTTCGTGAACTCTTGTGCAAGGTCGGGGTGGACTTTCCCGAAAGCCTTGCTATCGAATTTTGCGCTGTCTTTGGACGTTTTCCACGTTGCGAGGGTTTGGCCTCCGTAACTGATGGCTTCTGCATCCCCGAAGCCCATTTTGATTTTCGATTCGAGTTCTTCTTTGGTGGCTTCGAGTTTGGCAAGTTCTGCTTTTACCACTTTCAGTTGATTGCAGGCCGAGAGGATGTCATCGCTAACCTCAATGATTTTTCCCTCCGTATGGCGGGCGTATTTCGTGATAACGTCCGTAACGGTAGTCGCATCCGGTTCCACGTTTCCGATGATGTTATCAACCCAAAAGCGTTCAACCTCCTCAATCATCCATCCGAAGAAGTCCGGAACAAATGCGATGTCCTTGTACCCGAATTCTCGGCCGGAACAGAGCCAAGCCAGCGAACCTTGCTTAAATTCCGAAACTCCGAGCAGGTATTGAACCTGGCAGAACCAATGCTTCGGCAGGTCGTCGGGGTCGATTGACATTTGGGTTGTTTTACACTCCAATATCCCTTTGTTGTTCGGGTTTCGGTGGCCGTCCAGCCAATAAGTACGGTCGGGGGAGGCTTGCAAGAACCCTTTTTCGTTGTTCTTGAACAACCAATCTCCGGCTGAACTTTTGATGACCTCTCGGCCTGTTGCGTCAGCCCAAAACTGCGATACGGCATCTTCGAGATAATGCCCGGCTTTCATCGCAAAGGTTTCGTCTTTGGGGGCGTCCAGCCCTTTTTTGCGTCTCCATAGCTGGTAAGGAGTTTCCCACGGATTGAGGCCGAGGATTGTCGCTACTTCGGAACTACCGATACCGTCTTTGCGGTATTCGAGCCATTCGGCTCGGTCTTTGGGTCGTATTACTGTATTGCTCATACTAATTTACGTCTTTAATGGTTTGGGAAATTGTATCTATTGCCGCAACTTTTGTGGCCTTACGGAGTAGGTCGATGAAATCGGAGTGTTGGGTAATGGCATTTGCAAGGGAGGGCACGAGCATCCCTTCTGAACCAACAACCCCTATGAGAGATGCGCTGGTGCGTTTACCCCCCCCCTCGGATTTTGCGATACATTCAGAGGTAATAATGATTACGCTCCGGTTTTCTTTGTTTTCCTCCTGCCACTTTTGCAGGTCTTTTACGATGTTTTGAATATCCATTTCTGTTAATTTTGAGGTTTTGAAAATAGGGAGGGTGAAAATCCCTCCCTGATATTTTTATTTGCGGGTTAAGTTGAAATCAGCCCATAATTTGATGAACTGCTTTCCGCAGTAAATGGCGAGGTCGCTGCTCCGCAAGCAAAGGCGAGAGCCGAAGTGCGCATACGTATTCGAGGGGGCGTAATTCGAATTCGCAGAGCCGAAGCCCGCATATTCAGTTACATAGTCAGCGGTGTCAATCATTCGCCGCTCCTGCTTTTCCCCGTTGCCCATGTCGTCGAGTTCCGCCTGTGTGTAGAGGTAAAACCAAGGATAATACCGCCACTCATCCTCTGTAAACTGTGGTTCCCAGCCCTCGTTTAAGGCAGCGCAGATGATGCGGAGTTTGAGATACGCCAGCATATCAGGGCTGATGTTGTCGGATTGGGCGCAAAACGCTCGGGAATCGCATACAAATGGGTGGTTGCTGTCGAGTGCAGCCATTGCGTCCTCGAACGTCTTGATACGCTCCGTTACTGGGCGGTCGTCTTTGGTTGTTACCGCATCGCCGAACAATGTGGCGAGCAGTTTTTTCGTGTTGTCGTCAGCTTGTTTGTACGCTGCTTCGAGATTCGATTTTTTGATTTCTACGTTATCCATTGTTATATTGAATTATGCTCTTTCGAGCGGTTATTTTTTTGTTACTTCGCCTGTTTCGGGATTCACGGCCTCCGATGTTTCGGAGGGTTGTCCGCCACCTTGTGTTGCAGCCGTAGCTGCGGCGGCAGCCTCTGCCACCTTGCGGCGTTTGGCCTCGGCTTGTTTTCGGGCGTCCTCGGCCAACTTCTCTGCGTCGGCGGTGTTCTGCTTGAATGTTTCGGCTACGGTCGTTGTGCCCTCCTTTATGGCGTTTTTCAAGCCGCTCAACTCGAACACCATTTCGCTGGTGATTTCCTCGATACGTTTCACGCCGCAGTAGGTGAGGATGTCCGTCTGCGATACACCCAGTTTGCCGAAGTAGGCAATCATATTCTGCCTGCGGGTTTCGAGGTCTATGGCTTTGCCGAGCGCAACCTGTTTGATTTCGTCGATGACCCGTTTTGTTACGGCTTTGGGAACTACTTTCAGAACTGCATTTCGGAAAGCGATTGCCGATGCTGCGTTGCCGGTTGTAACCTGCATATCTTCCGAGTAGGTTTTGCCGCTTTTGTCCGTGATACGGCGTTTCACTTCGACCGAAACGGCAAGATTGGTTTCAAGGTCATGGCATACGCCCTGTGCCGTGATCGTCTTGCCGTCGTTGCCGATGATACGGGTTTGTACCCGCATATTTCCCCACGCTCCGGCGATAATCTCTGCGAGGCGTACCGATACGCCCTCGATGAGTGTCCCCTGTCGGCGCAGGGCATAGAAACAATCTTCTGCCGTCGAATTGTCGAGCGTGGCGATTGTCTTGATGTTGTTCAATGCCCCGTAAATATCACGAGGGTACTGCTTTGCGGTGGCGATTTGGGTATCTACCTCCGCCCGGTTGATTGCTTGCAGCATCTCAGCCTGTTTGATTTCGATGATGTCACTCATAATTGCTGATTTTTTTTGCCCTCTTACAGCTTCGGGCTTTGCTTGCGCTGGGGGCAGGGTTCGAACCTGCGAAATAGAGGTGGCGAAGTCCGTGAGCGCACTTAAATCACCACCTTAGCGTAATGCCGCCTCGCCTCCCCAGCCGGTTTATAATTGCAGTTTGGATTGCCCCAATTCATTCATGCGTGTCCCTTTCTGCGGCAGCGGGTATTGGTGGTAGTAGGTTTTCCAACGCCGCCCGTCCTTTTCGTTCCAATAGCTTTGTATGTCGAATCCCTCGCTTTTGAGGAGCGATACAATTTTGCGGAAATCGACGGTTTTGCCGATGCGGTTTCCCTGTGCCGTTGTCATCCTGATTCCGGATTCAAAGGCTGCCCGGATGCGGGCTTTCGCTGTATTGAGGCTATCGTCCATAACTCACTTTTTTTTGTTGATTGCTGTGTAGGTGGTGGCTGCACTTTCAATCTCGGTGTTTGTTTGTATCTTGTTTTGCAGCATCCAATCTTCGATTTCCTCTTTCTTGAAATAGAGAGTACGTCCGTTGGGCTTGTAGTGCGGGATTTTTTGCCCGCTTGTCAGGCGATATATGTGCCCTTTCGTGAACCCTGTTATTAGGGCAACATCATCTATCGTCAGGACGTTTTTTGCCCCCAATAGGGCTATTTTTTCGAGCCGGTCTATTTTGGAGGTTAGTTCTTGAAATTCCTCCGAGCGGTGTTGTTTGTCTTTATCATTCATTGCGTTAGTCATAATCAAGTCCGTAAATATCTTCTATGCTACCTGCCCCGTAGCATTCTTCGCAACTTTCAACCTCTCTTGCATCGGCGGGCAGCAGGGCGTATTCTTCCTCGGAGATTCGGTCTCCGTTCTCGTTGTAGTAGATTTCGCCCGTTCCGTTGCAGGCAGGGCAGGTTATCATTCGAGGTTCCGGTGTGCAACTTGGGCAACCGGGGTATCCGTTACATACCGGGCAACTCATATCTCACAATCATTTTCATCGTCCATATCAGGCAGCAGTCCTGCTTTATCGAGCCTTTTTCCTACGAGGCAGCATAACCCCAGCGATGCCAGCCCAATTCCTTTCAGCAAGCAGAATTTTCCCAAAGCCATATCGTCTATTGGTTCGCCGGAAAGCCAAATGATGGATAGGATTCCCCATAAGCCTATTGCATACAGGCGGGTATATTTTGCGATTGTCTGTTTGTTCTTTTTCATAAAGCCGCAACCGTTGATTGAGCGATAATTTTCTGATAGTTATGCAAAAGCCTCACGAGCCGTCGATTTTCGCTGTTGAGTGTTTTGTTCGAGGCTTCGAGAGCCGTGATGTACCGTTGGTCGTCCATACCATTGCGGGAAACCGAAACCGGTTCCGTCTGTATCTGTTGTTGGGCAGCAGCCCGTTTTGACGCAGCTTTTTTCTCCCAATACCGTTGCTGGTATTTCTTGTTGTACTCGTACTTGGCTCGTGCAGCTTCGGGGCTTAACTTTGTACTCATAATTTTCCCTCCCTTTTAAGCCGTTTTTCGGCTCTTTTACGCATAACCCAAATAGTTGATGAAGAATGGATGTTGTACTTCTGCATCAAATGTTGGGTTACGCCTGTTGCACTTTGTCCGGGAACGGACATTAACTCGTTCCATTCGTTGTAGATAGCCATATCTTTGGCTTCCTGTTCCTCTTGATAGGCCGTTTTGAAAACCTTTTGTTCCATTATTTTTGCATTTACTGTTTGGTTTATTTTCGATTTCAAATTTTTCTTCATATTTTTGAATGCGGTTTTATTAAAACCCGTGTGCAAATATAAACTTTGTTTCGATTTCAAACAAAATTTTCGACACAAAGTTGCGATTTAATTTTAAGTTAGTTTGCAAATGACAGAAACACAAAGGGTTAAAAAGGTGATAAATTGGCTCGTTTTTATGGAATACGCCGAAAACGAGCGAGAATTAGCCGAGAAGTTAGGCTATACAAAGTCATCATTCTCACAGATAGTAAATGGAAAAGTGCCTTTGTCGGAAAGATTTGTGCAGAAATTGGCGTCTGTCGATAGAAATATAAACGAAGTTTGGATAATGACAGGCGAGGGCAATATGCTGAACTCCGTGGAGGCGGGAACAAGTGTCGTAACTATTCCGGCAAATGTTTGGGAGGTGATACAAACGCAGGCCGAAAGCCTGAAAAGCAAGGACAAGCAGATAGACGAGTTGGTTGCCTTGTTGAAACAGCAAATTGCGGAAGGCAAAAAAATGCCTGCCCAGCAGGGAGGCAATGCCACCTCTGCCGTTGCAGGATAATAGAGTTCGGACAAATCCGATATAAAGTACCGTTATATTGAAATTTATGAACACAAGGTTACTCGAAATAATCAAATATAAAACAGGCGGGCGACAACGGGAGTTTGCTGATTTGTTGGGCTGGACGCCTCAATATCTTGCCAAGTTGCTAAAAGGGGAAAATTTCGGTATCACGCCGGTAATGACAATCGTATCGAAGTTGCCTGACATCAACGCCCGTTGGTTTTTGACCGGCGAGGGGGATATGATTGAAGAACCCAAGTATGCGGACATTCGGAAAACAATGCTCGAAAATATGCTTGCATTGCTCGACATTGAGAAATATATGCCTGTAATGACCCCCGAAGAGTTGCGAGACTACGAGTTGATAGTTATCGGACACAAAAAGCCCGATTTCAGCCCCGAATTGGTTGCAAAATGGCAAAGATTATTACAGGAGCGAGAAAATAAAATAGACGCAAAATTCAAGGCCGCAAACGCCCATTCAGAAAAGATATGCATCAAAGCGAAAACGAAAAAATAACAGCCCGATTTTTCGAGGCTTTATACGCCCTGAAAGCAAAGGGGGTGATACGAGGGAAAAAGACGTTTACCGACCGATATAATATCAACCGGTGGAACCTGAATGCCCTCGAAGCGAAAAATCCCAATACCACGCAGAATAGCGCACAATTACCGTGGTTGGTGTACCTTGTCAGAGATTACGGCGTGTCCGCCCATTGGTTGCTAACGGGGCAGGGAGAAATGTTCAGGAAAACGCCGTAGCCGCTATTCTTTGTCGGTTTCTTCCGGCAATATGTTCGGTATCATCGACACGGCCTCTTGCTTCTTTTTGTCGAGAATCTTGGCGTATATTTGGGTGGTCTGAATCTCTTTGTGTCCGAGTAATTTTTGCAGGGTATAAATTTCTGCTCCGAGGTCGAGCATCAAAACGGCGAAAGTGTGCCGGCCTGAATGAAAGGTTATATCCTTTGTTATACCAGCACGAACTGCCCACATTCTTAACTCCGTTATCATATAGGAACTATATTTGAAGCCGACAAACACTCTGTCGTCGGGCTTACCTCGCTCGCCCAAGTAGGAGGCTGCCTGTGGATTGATGTCGAGATATTCTTGCCCGCCCGTTTTCTTCTGCTTGAAAATAATACGGGTGAACTCCCCGTGCTGTTGGACTTCTTTCCACCGCATTTTTTCGATGTCGCTCTTACGGATTCCTGTCAGGCAACTGAACATAAACGCCTTTTTCAAAGCAGGGTATTTGCAATGCGCCGCAGCCATAGCCTTTACTTCGTCGAGGGTGAGGTAGCATCGTTCCGATTCCCCCGCTTTGAACCCCTCGATACCCCGCAGGGGGTTATGGGGCATAATGCGGTCGTCGAACGCTTGATTTATACATGCCCGCAGTTTGTTGAAATAACTTACTTTGGAATTTTGCGACAACGGCTTTGAAATCTCGTCCGTTACTATCTTCTTGCGCTTATCCCTGCAACGGGCGGTTTTATCCAAATACTCCCGAAAGCCCTCTATCCATTCCGGCGTAATGTCCTTGAACGTGGTGTTCGGTTTGCAATATCGTTCGAGGTGTTTCAGGCAGCTATGCCAATTTCCCCAATTCCCGTTGCTGTCTGTGCTCCCGTGTCGTTTTTCGCACATTGCCCGGTAATAATCGAGAAAATTGGTTTCGAGTTTGTACGCTGCATTGAACCCAAATTCGCCGTTCTGTAATTCGACAATCCGTTTCGCTTTGACGGCTTCGGCCAGCTGCAAAGTCTGCCGGTTCTTCTCTTTGTCGGCTTTTGTCTTTTCGGGGACGAGATACATTTTCAGGTATTCATACGACCGCTTGCCGTTCAAATATATGTCCAGGTATAACGACACATTGCCTGTCGGCGTCGTCCGCTTCCGGAGGCGGATAGGTTCTTTTGCTGCTCCCATATTTGTTGCTTTTGTTGCTCAAATTATTTCGAGCAACAAATTAACAACAAAAAATCGACAAATCAAATACAACGTATGTAAAAAGAAACGCCCCTTAATAGGAGGCGTTAATCGTTCATTAATAGATGTTTATTTGACTTTATTAGCGGTTTATTTGTGCATTGTTTGACATTTGATTTCCTCGCTTCATTTGCCGATGCAGAATTTCGAGAAGATGTTTTGCAGGATTTCGTCGGGGGCGATGGCACCGCGGCCCGTGATGGCGCTGAGGTGGGTGATGACCTGGCGGATTTCTTCGCTCAAAAGGTCGGTCGGAAGGCCGTGGGCGAGACCGTCGAGGGCTTGGCCGAGTGCTTCGCGGGCCGCCGAAAGCGCTTCGTAATGGCGGCTGTTCGAGACGACCGGATCACCGTGGTAGAGCGCTTCGGTGTCGACGGACTCCCGCAGGGCGTCGCACAGGGCGTCGATACCCTCGCCGTGTTTGGCAGAAATGCCGACAACGCCTTCGGGAAGCCGCCATGCGGCCGGAGCCTTGTCGGTCTTGTTGACGACGGTCAGGAGTTTCTGCCCGGGACGGAGCGGAAAATCCGGGGCGGGAACCGGACCCGTGAGCGTCGAGGCGTCGACCATATGAATGACGATCCGCGCCCGTTCGATGCTCGACATCGTGCGCTGGATGCCCATTTGTTCGAGCCGGTCGTCGGTCGGGCGGATGCCGGCCGTGTCGAGGAACCGGAAAAGCACGCCGCCGATGTTGGCGCACTCCTCGATCACGTCGCGCGTGGTTCCGGCGATCTCCGAGACCATGGCCCGCTCCTCGTTCAGAAGTCGGTTGAGCAGCGTCGATTTGCCGACGTTCGGCGCTCCGGCGATGGCCACGGCGACGCCCTCCCGGATGGCGTTGCCCAGTGCGAACGAACTGCGCAGGTGGTCGATCTCCGCAGCGATGCGCTGCATCGTCGCGCGCAGCGCCGTACGGTCGGCGAACTCCACATCCTCCTCCGAGAAGTCGAGTTCCAGTTCCAGCAGCGAGGTGAGGTTCAGCAGTTTTTCGCGCAGCGATTCGAGCTCTTCGGAGTATCCGCCGCGCATCTGCGTCGAGGCCAGCGCGTGCGCGGCGCGTGACGACGAGGCGATCATGTCGGCCACGGCCTCGGCCTGCGAGAGGTCGAGTTTCCCGGCCAGGTAGGCGCGGATGGTGAATTCGCCCGGCTGGGCCATGCGTCCGCCCGCGGCGGTCAGCAGCCGGAGGATTTCCGAGACGATGTAGGAGGAGCCGTGGCACGAGATTTCGACCGAGTTTTCGCCCGTGTAGGAGTGCGGGGCGCGGAAAACGGCCGCCAGCACGTCGTCGATCACGCGGTCGCCCTCGGCTATCGTACCGTAATGCACCGTGTAGCCGTCTGCCTCGGCGAGCGGCCGCCGGCCCCGGAATATCCGGTCGCAGACGGCGAAGGCTTCTCCGCCGCTGATGCGGATGACGGCGATAGCCCCTCCGGCGGCGGTTGCAGGGGCGACGATGGTATCGTGATCGGTGTTCATTACCTGCCTTCGATGCGGAGCCGTTGTCCGATGCGGAGTTTGTGGGCGCTCTTGAGCTTGTTCCAGCGCATGATCTGCGCCGTGGTCACGCGGTAACGGCGGGCGATGGCCCCCAGCGTGTCGCCCTTTTTGACCACGTAGACCGATCCGCTGCGCTCCTGGCGTTTCTTGTCGATGTTGGCCGGGTTGATGTACTCCTTGAGGTACATCGAGTCTTTGGCTTGGATTTCAGGCTCGTGAGCGATGTATTGCATGACATACCGCTGCGGCAGGACCAGCGTGTAGGGCTTGGTCGTGGCCGGGATGATGTCGAGTTTGTACTGCGGATTGAGCTGGCGCAGGGTCTCGATCGGCAGGTCGATCGTCGAGGAGATCTGCCCCAGGTGCATCAGTTTGTTGATCCGGACGGTGTCCACCGAAAGGGGAATCGGGGCTTCGGTCGGCTCGATGCCGTGCTGGCGGTGGTAGGCGTAGGCGTACGACGCGCCGATGAAGGCCGGCACGTAGCCGCGCGTCTCGCGGGGCAGGTAGTCGTAAATCTCCCAGAAGTTCTTGCCTCCCGAGCGGGCGATCGCTTTGTTGACGTTGCCCGGGCCGCAGTTGTAGGCGGCGATGGCCAGCGACCAGTCGTTATAAATGGCGAAGAGGTCTTTCAGGTAGCGGCAGGCGGCCTGCGTGGCGCGGTAGGGGTCGCGGCGTTCGTCGACCAG